CGATCATTCCGTAGACGCCACCGCTGACAGGGTCTTCCAGGAAAGGCACGGTCTCCCATGCGCCACCGTTCCAGCTTGCCGATTGCCGCTGGAATTCGAAGAGCACCTTCGTGCCGGATTCCGCGCCGGTCGTGGAGTTGATGACCTTGAGGGCTGGCACCTTCACGTTCACGCGGACGGCTGACAGGCCGGTCGTGCTGATGGTCTTGGTAATCATCGCCGCCGTGGTCACTTGCGTGTTGACGGAGACTTCTGATTCCGCAGAGACAAACCCGGGGATGTAGGCTTGGGTATTGGTCCCGGACACCATGCCCACGGACACGCCCGCAAAGTTGAAACTGTTGTCTGAATTCTGGATCGGCGTCCCATCCAAGTAGACCGATTTCAATCCGTTGACCAGCCCCCCGATAGGCCCCTCGGAAAGCGCGATCAGCAGACGTCCGTGCTCGACTTTCTTGGCTTCGGTCGTGTTCGTGCCAGCGGTGCCAGTCGTGGTGGATGATGATGTGGTGGTCGGGGGCAGGCCTACGCCACCGGATCCGTTGTCGCCATAGCCTCCGTGTTGGGCGACGTCAGGCGGAATCCATCCAGTCATGCCATCTCCCTACGCGACAGGCGCAAGCGCCCAAACCCAAGGTGTTGTGTCTCCATTGCCCGCAACCGTCCCGGCGTTGTCTGCGGCCATGCCTCCGAGGCCCTTGTCCGGGAATGACTCCGAGCAGAGCCCAACCGATACCAGAGCGCCGCCAATTCGGAGCGGACCACCGAGGAGCACGGGATAGGGATTCCCCTGCCCAAGCGTCATGTGAGGCCCGCCGAACGCGTACGATGGAGTATCGTCTGGACCTTTCGAGGCACTCGGGGCCATGACGGCCTTCTGCGTGCCTGCGAGCATCTGGGCAACGCCGCCGAGCATCATCATCGTGCCCATTTTCATAAGCGTCAGGCCGAACGGGTTGGCACCGTAGAGCGTCATTACCGCGCCCACCGCAACGAGCGCAGCGCCTACGATGGTCTGGCCCATGCCAGCTTCCTTCGCGCCGGAAACCACCGGGACGATGCGGATGGTGTTCTTCCCGCACGGATCCCAGAGCCCATCTTCAGTTCGCGGGGTGAAACCGGCCATGACTTTGAAATGACTCTTGGAGTGCTGGATGAGGAAATCCTTGAACCCCGGGAGTGTCGCTTTGAGTGCGATGATGGCTTCCGCAGGCGTGGCAACGTCCTTCAGAAACTCCCGCCCGAATTTCCTCTTGAGCGATCCGTACAGGAGGATGCGTTTCATGCTCATGCTGGGTTCCTCCGAACGATGGCAACGAGATCTCGGACCCATGCACCGATGGGCTCAATACGCGACAGGCGGCCCGGGAGGTGGTGCAGGATGGTTCCGTGTCCCATGTAGACTGCGGAATGGTTGGGCACGCCACGACCACGGATTGAGAACAGCAGCACATCTCCGGTAGCCGGATCATCCAAGGGTCGCTCGTGGAAACCAGCAGTGGCTATACCGCGCCGGAACAGGTCGGTCGATTCCCAGAATTTCGGCCACCGGAGGAAATCGGTCAGCCCTCCGAAATAATCCGAAACGAGGCTGAAGCAATCCTCCACGCCCCACGCGAACACACGGCCCTCGACTGGGCTTTGGCCAAACCTCCGCCATTCACCAGTTTCAGGGCACACGATGTACCAGGGCAGGCCGGTTTCGATCTGCTGATCAATATCGTGCAGGCTCGGAATCAAGTGGGTCTGCCCGGGGTGCGAATGGACGACGCCCAAGATGTGCGCCCGATCCTCAACAGCCGACCAATCCTCGGGATGGATGCTGAAATGATCCGCCTCTGCGATGTTTCGGCACGGGATGTATGACGCGATGTTTCCATGAGACGAGGCCAACAGCCCGCACGACTCCCGAGGGGCGTCCATGCGCGCATGAGTCAGGATGGCATCCAGCAGTTCCGGCGTCATCGGATCCTCGCTGCAGCGGGTTCGCCGCCGAAAGGAAGCCCGCCGGTGAACGCTGGAAGTCCAACGCCGTCCGTGGTCGAGTGCGTCTGGCAGGCGGTCAGGATCTTAGTGCAGAGCGAATTCACAGAAAATGGGCAGATGGTTGCATCATTCCAACCACAGATGGTCGCCTGGATCTTCCGGGCCGGGATCTGCCGGTTACCGCGATCGATCTCGGATACAAGTTGGAACTTGACGGCCTGTCGGCTTTCCCCTGTCTTTTGCTCAATCTCGAACGTCTCAACCCATTCGTAATCCGGGTCAGCAGTCGCGTTCCCGCCAGCGAAGTTCGCGGCATCCAAGTATTGTTTCTGGGTCCTGCGAATGGTGACCTTTGCCCCGAGAAGATCATCAAGAGGCCCGATGAGCGTTGAAACGGTGCCATCCAGATTGGATACCGTGAGCTTCGGGCGAGGCATGGGGCCTTTGGTCGTGTATTCGAGGTCCTCGATCTTGTAAGGCAAAGGAGTGTAGGTTTCCCCCTGCCAGACAAGCGCCTCCCCAAGTTCGTTCAGGCCGTTGTAAAACCGATCTAGACTCCCACCGATGGCCGTTGAATCCACCTCGATCATGGTGATGACAGCGGACGGCGTGAGGCTCTGGAGACCAGCAACAGGTTCGCTCATGCGGGCACCTGTCGGAAGTCAGCGGTGACGGAAACGACTGTTCCAGAGACATACTTTCGTGACCACTTCTTGCAGACGAAAAGCGCGGACGATCGGCCCGGAGGTGTCCAATTGAAAGCGGCTACGCTTCCCTGGGCGTCCAGGAATGACACGATGGAACCAATCTCCGTTGAAGTGCGACCCGAGAACGAGAGCCCGGACCAGTCCTGCATGTCAGGATTAAGTCCGGTAACACTCCGTTGTTCGTAGGAATCTCCGAAGCTGATGGCATCGCGCGCGGGCTCGTGCGCCTCGGTAGCGCCGTTATCTGGGATCCAGGTGAAGGTGTTTGCCATCACATCGCCCCAACAGATTCAAGGTGCCCACCAGGCCGCTTCTCATCAACGATCACTGCGAGGGCGGCTTCCCGCATTGCAGACGATACCTTCTCCGCAAGCGCCCCGCCCGACACGCCGTCCGTGGTCGCCGTTCCCGTAGCGGCGTTGATATGCACCGCGCCGATGGAAATTGGAGCCGCAGACGCCGCAGACGCCTGGAACGATGCAGCGCTGAACGATGGATTGACGTTGTAATCCGTGTAGGATGTCGGGGCCGCCGCGCTTCCGGTTGCGGATTCTGATCCACCGAACAATCCAAGCAGCCCACCCCATCCGCCAGAGCCACTGCCATAGATGAGCGGATCCATGATCTGCTTCTGCGCGTAAAGCCGCATCAGATCTCGGATCCATGCGTTCACCATTTCCTTGAATCCGCCCTCGCCGGTCATGAAGAAGTCGGCAAGAGCTTCGGATCCATCGCGGCTCCAATCCTGGATGGTGTCGCGAAGGTCACCAAACATCTGAGTCATCACGGGCATGCTCTGTTTCGTGAGCCTTACCAGTTCCGCCTCTTGTCGCGCGAACTCCTGCTGGCTAATGATTCCAGCGTTCAACTTCAGGGTGAGCCCCTCGTATATTGTGCCGAGCTGCTCGATCTCTCGCATGTAAGGTGCTTGGAAATCGGTAGCCGCCTGGATCGCCTGGGCTTCGTAGTCGAGCTGGGCCTGCCGTTCCGCGAATGCCGCAGCATGCTTTTCCTTCAGACTGTCAGCCGCTTCCGCCGCGAGATTCGAGGCAGTAATATCACGCCGACGTGCAGATTCGAGTCCTTCGAGTTCTAATAGATCCGCATTCTTCCCGAGTCCAAGGCGTTCCGCGTTGTAGCGCCGGATCTGTTCCGTGGTCATGCCCCAGGTGGCAGCTTCTTCGCGAAGCTTTTGGATCATGGATTCGCGCTCTTTCCTGACCGCGTCATTTGCTACTGTCCCGGCATTACCGGTTGTGCCAATAGTGGTTCTAGGCCCAGTTACTTCCTCTTGTCCGTTTGCGATTTCAAGCTTCCGCTGCTTGGCGTAATCCCGAAGAATTCCGAGCTGATTGAGCAAGTCCTTATCATCAGCCGTTACCGAATTCGGGGCGTTGGCCATGGCTTTTTGGAGACGATCATACTCACGGGTATATTCGTTAATCATCTCTTGCGCGGCAGCCAGTTGTTCCGTTCGTATCGCAACACTCGAGACACGCTGTGCGCCTTGCTCGATGCTGGTCAGGAATTTGTCTGTTGCCTGCTGTGTTGCATTGATTTCAGCAGCCCACCGTGCAAACGGGTTCTCCGTTCCAGCCAACTTGTAGGCAGCATAGGTGATCATCTCCATCGTCTTCAGGAGCATAATCACAGCCTCTCTGACCACATCAGAGGCCATGGCAAGCGTAAAACCGATTCCTTTCACTACCCACGAAAGGCCATCCAATGCGTTCGATGCTGTTCCGGCCCCCCCGGCCATCTGTGATAGGCTCGCGAGAAACGCTTCTCCGGCAATCGCAGTTGATCGCATCGCCTCGCCAAAATTGGCCATGCCAACCGCGTTTTTATCGATCCATTCAGCCGCAGCCTTCAGCCCTTGACTCATGCCTGAAACCAATTCCTTCAGGATCGGACCAAACGCCTGCCCGAATTTGACCTTGAAGTTTTCGACGTAACGCTCCATGGAAAGCAACTGCTTGCCAGCTGTTTCCATCGAAGCCTCGTA